GTTCCCGAATCGGTGTGATGCTTTGCCGCCTGCGCTCGTGTTGCATGTCACGCACTCGGGCCCGATGTAGCCTGCGCGATCGTCGGTGTGCCCTAGATGCCACACCCTGCCCGCGAGCCTGGTCCCGCATCCTCGTGCGCAGTGCACGATCTCGCCCGTGTCGATGCGTGCTTGCCATTCGGCGCGTAGCGCCTGGTGGTGTGCTCCGTATCCACGCTCTGCCTTGGTGCCGCGTTTGGCTTCGTATTGGGCTAGGTGCTCAGGGCAGGCACGCTCGCCGTGGGTGAGGATTGCGGGGCATCGTGTCGCGGGACAACGACGACCGGCCATGTCACGCCTCGTATGCCGAGGGGTTCGGGAACAGTTGGGCGAGTTCCCTGCCTATCCCGTCGGCGAAGGTCCCGTCTTCACTGGATGCCCATGGGTGCGGCATGTCGGACGTTTCGTGGCGGACCTTCGCATCACATCCCGGAACGCCCCCAACGTGGGCAAGGTTGGCGTAGATGGTGCGATCGAACGCTTTGGGGTTGCCGTCGCACAGGTCGAGGGCACGTATCATGGCGGCCTTGGTGACGATAAGGGGCGTGTGCGTTTCGTACAGCAGGGGGTCAGGAATGCCTTTGGCGGCGAGGATGCGTTGCGTGGCGGTTGCGGCTTGCTGACGGGTTGGGCTGAGTGTTGCGGCACATTTCGACAGTGGGCCACGGTGGGTTATGGCAACAGCATCTTGGGGGTCGAGGAGGAAGTAGTCGTCGTTCATGAGGACGAACGGGTCCGAGATGGTGTCCGTGAGGCAGGCGACGCGGGTGGCTGCTTTGCCGTTGGCTTCTTTGCTGGCGGTGCGCTGCGGAGGGTAGATGGTGCTGCCCGTGTACCACTCGGGCGGATGCCCGATGACGACGACGTTGCGGTAGGGCAGATTCTTGGTGACGCTGCGGATTGAGTATCGGAGTTCTTCGTTGGGGCCGGGGCGGACGAGCCATACGAGGTCAAGGTTGCCGGTCCCGTGTTGCGGTTCGCGTTCGGGTGGCCGGGATACTCGTGCCGGTTTCGCCGGTTCGGGCTTGGCGTTCTTGGCGGCCAGTCCCAGGTAGATGGGCGTGAGGATGGCGCGCGTATAGGAGCCGGAGTGGAAACGTCGCACATGGTCGAGGCCGCGCGCTGCGTACTCGTCGCGCACGTCGGGGTCCATGAGCGCCTGGATGGCGTCGCCGATGCTGGCCTCGGTGGCTTCGTAGAACGGAAGTTTCCCACCGAACACGTTGCGCATCATGGTCAGCGTGCGGTCGGGGCCTCCGGCTATGACGGGGATTCCCATGGCCCATGCTTCGATGGCGTTGCACCCGTAGCCGAGGAGTACTTGATCATAGAACAGGTCGACGGTGCCCTTGGCCTGTTGCGTGGTGATCCAGTCGGCGTTCTCGATGAGGACGGGCACGACGCCGAGTTTCTTGCAGGCCTTGAGGAATGCCTCGGTCGACTTGATGGCCCGATCCGTGGGCGCGTGCCCGACGCGGAGCCGCCGCCCTCGTTGCGGGTTCCGGTACTTCGCGAGCTCGCCCAACCGATACGTGGCGGGCGCCCACATGAGATCCGGGCCGTAACCGAGCATGTCGATTGTTGAGACGACCGCGCGTGCTCCCGGTTCGTGGTTTGCGACTTCGGCGTTGCGCTCGTCGATGTGTTCCCGGTATTCGGTGCCGTGGTGGTACATGACGAAGGGCCGGTCAGGTTGGTTGCCTCGGTTGACGAAATGGTCATAGGTGCGCCGGTTGTTGTGAATATGGACGACAGCGGCACGCTGCCAGTGGTCGTACACGTCGGGGTAGAAACGGGCGCCTAAGTCGAGGTCGTGCGGGTACTTGATGTAGTTCTGGTGCAAGACGGCGGAGCGAAGGTTGATGGTTGGATCATCCCGGAACGCCTCGGCCATACCCCATGAAACGCCACCCGTGTCGGCTCCGGCGTTGACGCTGAGAACGTAGGGGCGAACGTCTTGCGCTCGTGGGTTCTCCACCTCAGAGGGTGTCGGGAACAGTGCCCGAATGAGCGCGCCTGCGGCACCTTGCCACGATTGCTCATCCGTGGATAGCCAGTCGCCCTGATGCTCTTGGCCTGGTTCGCGTTCAATGCGGGTCGAGTGCGTGCCGTAGCACTTCGGGTCGTGAGCGTATGTGCCGCCGAGTCGCGCGAGGTTCCCATACAGGGACAGAACCCAGGTGTCGGGTGCCTCGTGCTTGGCGATCTCGAGCGCGTCAAGCATGTGCGACTTGTGTACGAGTAGCGGCATGTGGCGGTCGTAGGACAGGGGCTCGCGTATGCCGCGGGCTTTGAGAATCTTTGCCGTGTCGTGCGCGCGTGTGTCGTACGGCGGAGCCGAACGGAAGTCGTCGAGCCTGCCTTTGTGTGTCGGCCTCAGTTCCGGGCTCGACGCCATCAGGTATTCGTCGTCATCGCACAAGATGAACGGGTCCGAGATTCGGGCGTCGTCGCACGCGGCCCGGATTGACTGCTGCACGTTGATGAACCGGTTGCCCGTGTCCTGGCCAGCGTGAATCGCGCCGCCCGTGTACCAAGACGGCGCCCTCTCGGTGACCAGCCACACTTTCCCATGCGGCAGGTTCGCGGTCAGCGAGCGCATCGAGTAACGCAGCTCCTCATTCTCGCCTGGCGTCGACAACCAGACGAGATCGGGCAGCACGGGTAGCCCTTTCGTGGGAGGGGAACGGTTACCCCCGTCCGGCTCGCTCGCTTCGACGCTCACGGCGTCATGGTGTGTCGAGGTGCGGGGCGGGGGAATGACAATGCCCCGCACGTTGGCGGGGCTAGGGGATGGTGGCCCGTTTCGGGCACACTTCTACGTCCCCAGCATGACTGGCCGCCATGCGCCTGTCAAGGATGTGCGCAACATCGGCGTGTCGCCAGAGATAGATTCCGTGAGCCCCGCGGCGGACGGGGCGAGTCCCGGCGGCCTTGAGTTCGCGGGTGACTTGCCATTCGGGGATCTCTGCGATCGTCGCGATGCGGGTGGTCGGGATAAGTGCCCGCCCATGCTCGTGCGGATAGATGGCGCGTAGCTGGGCGGTTCGCAACGATTCCACCCCCCCAGCCTAAGCGCCGCCCTCGCCGCCTCCCTGGTGCCGCGCCGCCCCTAGGTGTTGTTCAGCCAGGGCGGTGATCTTCGCGGCTACGTTTCGGAACGCTGTTGCGCGTACATATTTGCCGCCGTCATCGAGGTATCGGGCCTCGCTCTCCCACTTCTCCACGAGCCCGAGTATGGCTTCGGTGAACGCGACCAGGCGGGCAGCGTCGCATGGGTGGGGGTCGCCGCACTCATGGCAAATGAGGCCATAGCCCATCTCGACATGCTCGACGTGCCGTGCCTTGATCTGTTCGATGGTGTCACCGGCGGTGGTCATCGCAGCCACATCCAATCCCAGCGGGACGTTTGCCATCCGCGTCGGGGTTGCCGGAAGATGCGCGCGGGTACGCCGTAGATGAGGATGTCGTCAGGAACGATGGCGGGCTCTCCCCGCACATCGGCCATGAACCATCCGATTGTCCCGTCTTCGCGCATGAGTTTCTGAAACACGCACCCGCAAGCGTCAAGGATGATGCTGTCAAGCGGGAGGGCGTCCAGGTTGGCGACAGTCTTGGCGCGTCTCACTTGCCATCACCGTTCCCATGGATCGGGCAGTCGCTTCTCACGTAGACGACCGTCCCCCCGATGGTGGATGTGACGCCTGCCGCTTCTCCTGGGCAGATGCACTTGGGCGTGTCCTGCTCGTGTGCGGCGACCTTCTTGATCATGGGGTACTCCTCACGTTAGGGCGAAGGACGTCGGCTGACGTACAAGCCACTCGCAGCAGAAGCCTGTTAAGGGGTGTTGGCGAACACGAAGTCTAGGTACAGTTGAATCGTGGACCGGACGGGAATCGGACCCGCTGGGGAGGCTTTCCAATGGGCTCCTGGCATCCAAGCCCCGGCCCCACACAGTGACCGGCTCGGCAAGGTGACAGCCTAGGCCGAACCGGTCACCGCTTGGCCCCCGCCGCTCTTCTGTCAAAGGGCTGGCGGCGGGGGCTCAGGCCCTCCTCACGATGCACCACCTTCCGCGCCTTCGCCATTTGTACGGCCAGCCGGACGGTAGGCCCGCAAACTCTTGACGAGTCCGAGGACGTACGCCTCGTCGGTCTCATCCATCTCGAACAAGTTGACATCGTAGATGAGCGTGACGGTTCCGCCAGAGTTCAGCGCGACGGTTTGGGTATGGCCGCTTCCGTTACGAGGGGCCTGGCTTTGATCCCCGCTAGGCGGTGTGGATGGCTTGCGCTTTCCGGGGCTTCGTCGAGGCTTCGACGTTCCCGGGCCACCCGCCCCAGCGCGTGTGCTCGGGAAGTGGGGAGAAAGCGCAATCCCCGCGGTACGGGCAGCGTGCAGGAAGAACGTAATCGCCTTACGTCGCGTGTCTGATGCCCCCATGCCGGAGTAAGAGTTCAAGAAGACCTCGTTGAGTTCGCCCGTTGTCCCGTTCTTCGCCGACAACTGCATGGGCGCGGAGTAGTACTCCCGAACCAGGTTCCCAAGTGCAACCTTGTGCTCCTCAGGTCCCATTGCGACAAGAGCGGTAAGGGCTGGTTGCACCGTCCCTTTGGTATCAGTGAGTCCGAAGGCACACAGCGCCGACGCAAGTCCGGCCTGATCCGACCCCGACTTACTCAACATGAGCGTGCGATCGATCCGCGGCGGGAGGGGCTTGTCGGCCATGTAGTTGATGAAGCTCCAGAAAGTCTGAAACGACATGTACGGCGGCCGGAATTCGTCGCTCGCTTCTTCTTCGTCCTCGTCCATGACGAGCCTCCTTACGGCACGTGTGGCACGCACCGCGCCACTGCCATAAAGTCTGCCACTACGCCAGCCGGAACACAAGCGCCGCAAGATACTTCTTTACAGACGTTGTGGCAGAGGCGAAGGTGGGTGTTATGGACATTCAAGCAGGAGACCTCGTCGAAGTGACCACCGCCAGCGGGTCGACCCTCCACATGCGGGCGCTCGGGAGCCCCCAACCCGGGCACCTGTTCCCGGTCGTCTGGGTCGCAACTGAAGACGAGTGGGAGCGCGCTCAGACCGAAGGCGACGACGCGGACGGAATCCCGTGGCCGACTGACGCCATACGCGAGTTGACCTCGGCGTGAAGGCTTCGCCGACGCCCGATGCCCCCGAGGTCAACGTCGACCCCGTCGACTTCCTTGGTGCCCTGTTGAAGGTCAGTCCAGAGGATGCGGCGAAGGTCCGCGAGATCGCCAGCGAGAAAGCGGACGAAGATTAGCCGGGAACCCTGAAACTACCGGTCGCCGGGCACGCGGCGATCTTCAACTTCTCCAGCGCGATGCGGTGCTCGTCGAGGTGGCCCATGAATTCCTCAAGCGGCACCGCTGTGGTGTCGTCCACCGCGGCCCGCTTGCCCGGCGAAACGTTGGTGAATGCGGCCTCGACTAGGTCGGACTCAAGCGTGCCGAGAAGGTACAAGCACCGCTTGCGGTACTCAAGGTACTTCCGGCGCATCGCAGGATCGTCGGCCCATTCGATCTGGGCGCGTATGGCCGCCAGTTCCGCCAGGTCACTGTCTATGAGTGCTCGGACCTGCTGGACGTGGTCGCTCGCACCGCTAGCCGGGGCTACTGAGATCCGCTCCTTCTTCAGCGCGTCAATCTCGGCTTTCAGCCCCGCCCTTTCGTCGGCCTCTCTCTGCCAACGAATCCGCGCCGGAGCTGCGGCAAAGTGGTAGACGGTCATCACAATCGAAAGGAGGAGCAGCAACGCCGCGGCGATGACCATCACCACGCCGATCGCGTGAATCCAATCACCGGCCACTACCACGACGACCAACCCGAAGATCCCGGCAAGAACTCCTGCTGCCGTCCACCATGTCCACCACTTGCGTGAATGCGCCCAGCCGTCCGCCCAGCGCTCTCTGAGTCCGACTCCCCAGCCCGGGTGTTCCTGCGCATCGGCCATACTCCGGAGTCTAGGGCCGTCATCGTCTCCCCGCCTGGGTTTGTCATCCCGCTAATCGCCGAGTGTCCCCAACCCTGACCGGCGCGCTCTAGCGCGGCTTCCAGGTTGTCGAGGAGCACTACACGCTCCGCTATGGTCATGTCAGGCATCCGTCCCGTCCTTTCGTATCGTCAAACCTGTCAGCCCATCGTGGGCGTCCTGTAGGGCTGGGAAAGCGGTGGCGAGGGGGGTGGTCCTCTGCGCGTGGTCGTAGCACTCCCGAGAGCAGTACCACTTCCACTCGTCCCACAGGCCGCGCTCTCCGGTCTTCCCTGGTGCGAGGGCGATGAAGTCCGAGCGGCACACGACGCAACGCCGGGTGAACTCCGTGCGCGGGTAAGGCCCGTGGGGTGATCGAGCGCGGATAGGGAACTCCATCACGCACCGTCCTCTCCACGAGCGGCCCGCAGTTTGCGGAGGACACGCTTGAACGTCGCGGCTGGACCCTTGTCCCCGTCTGCCGTGTGTGCGGCAACGGCATCCTCTACGAGGTACTGCAACTCCTCGGCCTCAGCCCATGTCAGCGTGACAGTCACGCTCGGCTTGTTGCTCACCGCTCGCCCCCCTCTAAGAGTCTTAGGGCGCGCACCTTCGCGGCGAGTAGGTCAATTGTCGCCGCATCTGCCAACGCGGTGCGCGTCTCCCAAGCCGCGAGACGACCCGGCTCATCCTCGGGCGGACACAGGTCGTTCCAGTGGGACTTGGCCTGACCGTCCACGCGACACCACTCGCGCAACTCAGCCTCTACGGCATCGAGAGCGTCGCTCACTTCTCCTCCTCTCCGCGAGCGGCGGCACACTTGGGGCACCGTTCGGCGTGGTAGTTCTCGTTCCTCACGAGCGAGGGTTTCGCTCCCAACAGTGGCCCAAGGTTCTCGCCACACAGCGGTCGTCCGGCCACAATGTAGTGACCGCTCGGGACCTCCGGGAACAGCATCAGCCATCCCTCCGTGAGCGCGCTCACTCCGCACCCTCCTCTACGGGTAGACCCAAAGCGGCGATCACAGCGTCCACATAGGCGTTTCGGTCGTCTGTTCCGTTGACGTACTGGTGCCGCGCCCAAGTGCATTCATCGAACGCCTCCAGTGCATGCTCCACCCGTTCCCGGCTCACCGCGGAAGGGTGGGCGGCAAGTGCCGCAAGTTCTCGGTAAGCAAGCCTGGCGTGCTCGCGGATGGCGTCGGTCTGCTCGACCTCGGGGTTGAGCCGTGCCGCTCCGACGATTGGGGCGAAGTGGTGCTCGATGATTCCCGATGCGGTCAGCGCCTCAACGCCTGGCCCTACAGGACTAGCCTCGGTGGGAGTCTTTGCGGTGCGACAACTTCCGTCGCAGAAGGCCGCTTCCTCGTGGCAGAACGCACAGAGATTGATGCGGTGCCCGATGATCGGGTGAGGCTCGTCGGACAGGACAGTTGGTGAGCGATCCTCACGGATGTGTTCGATGGCCCTGTCTACGGGCGCAGTTCGCCAGTCCGGCCACGTCCGCCCACGGTTCCGCTCGTACTTGGCGCGCACGCCCTCGATGACATCGGAGCCGGAGTGGCCCGCGCGAGTTGCCCCGTCGATGCCGAGGATGATGACATCCACCCATTCGCCCAGGTCCAGTGGGTCAGCCTCGACCTCGACCAGTTCGCGTCGAATGTGATCCACGACGCCCGCCGTCCGAGGACCAGGGCCAAACGTCTCATCAGACCACGCCCGCGCCGCATCCAACTCGTCAGCCGTGAGGTCTGGCCCTACAGGACGGTCAGGACGGGCGGCTAGTGCTGCGTTCGCTCCCCGTAATGCTTGCGCGCCAGGACGGTCAGGACGGTAGAGGACGAGAGCGGGAAGGGGGAGTGAGGCTGACGTGAGTTCCTGATCGTCGCGCCCATCACGTTGCCAACGTGGACCCCTCGCGGTGTCCTCGCGGACGAACGTGTGCCCCTCGGCCCACGCCTTCGTCTTCGCCGGGCACGCTCGCGCTTCCTCAACGGTGGTGATCTGGTCGTTAGTCGTCATCGCAACTCTCCAGCCTTGGCGCACCCGCATGTGCAGATAACGCCCCTAGTCGTGTGGCACCAGCACGGACAAGTGGGAGCCGTACTCGTCGCGGTGGTGATCTGTTCGCCGGTCATGGTGCCTCAATCCCTTGTCGGTTGTCCGTTGCAATCGCCAGCATCGCGTCGATGCGGTGCGAGTGATTCTTCGTGCATACCCCCGCCGGTCGCGAGTCCTTAAAGCGTCGCTCGCGCTCGATGTCCGTGAGCCCGTCGACCTCCTCGGGTCGGGGCAGCGTCACGCGATACTCGCCGTCACAGCCGACCTCGAAGCACGCGACGTCGATGGGGCGCGTCTGGATCCCCGATGGTCGCGCGATCTTGACGGCATGGATGAACGCCTCGCGCAGGTCGGCGTCGAAGCCCTCGACGATGCGCGGGTCGGGGTTCGCCGTGAAGTGGCCGATCCTACCCGCGAGGCCGTCGAGGATGTCCGGGGTGTAGCTCGACGACGGCGCCCAGTTGTCGATCGACTCGTCCATGAGGGCGCGTGCGTGGAACTCGGCGAAGGCGTCAATGCGCATCATCGCGACGAGGACGGGGATGCTCAGGGGCGCGGTCTCGGACTCTTCGCCCGTGACGCGATCACGCAAGGCCGCGGAGGTTCCGGCGAGGATCTGGCCCGCGAGCTCGCGGTAGACGGCCGCCATCTCGCCGAGGACGATCTTGGCCTCGTCGGACGTGAGTAGTCGCTTCTCCGCGAGGCGCTCGAGCATGGGATCGTCAGTCACACGAGCCTCCGGGGAATGATGCCCATATAGGCCAGGAAGTGTCCGGCGTCGCAAGTCGCGCGGTGGAATGAGTACCAGCGCACGAGCGAGCGGCGACCCTCGTGCGGGTTCCCCTTCCGATCCACGAATGAGCCGACGCCGCACTTGGGGCAGTCGAGGTAGTACGTGGCGACGGGGATCACGACGATGCCGCTCATTCGGGGATCCTTCGCGGCGCGTCGAGTGCCTCGCGCTTGGCGGCCTCTTGGGCGTCTAGTCTGGCTTCCCGTTCCTCGAGGACGCGCGCGGCATCATCCTCTTTGCGCTTGCGCTCAGTCTTGACCCGTTCGGCCTCGGCCGCTTTGTGGCTAGCCTTGGCGTCCTTACACGCGAAGCACTTGGCGTCTACTCCCTGATGGTCTTCGCATCTCCATGGTTGGTAGATCGAGGTAGGCGGCGGTGGTGGCTGAGGTTTGTCGCTACTTAGGTAACCACCACCACCTACTTGAGTATCTTCCTTTCCCTTCCCTTCCTCTCCCTTCCCTTCCCTTCCCTTCCTATCCCCTCCAGCGGGAATGTTCTGCGAACGTTCTTGGAACGTTCCTGGAATGGAGCCTCGCGTATCGGGGCATCGTGCCTGGTAGATGGCATACTGCTCAGCGAACGCCGAGGGTTGCGGCTTATCAATGCGCTGGTGTTTCTTCCAGTTGAGCACGAGAATCACACTCTTGTCGCCAAGTCGCACGACTCTGATTAGTTTCGCGCGCCGAAGCTCCTTGATTCCCCGCGTGATGTCGACGTCGTCAACCGGGAAGACGTCGAGTTTGATCTGTCCGGGACGATTCTCAATGAAGCCCTCGTCGTCGGCGAAGTTCCATAACCCCTGAAAGAGAAGCCGGTACTCAAACGGCAGCGACACCACGGACTCGTCTGACCAGAACCCCGGCTTGATCGTTCTTATGCGCGCCACGTCTACCGCCCGCCCCTCTTGGGATCAGCCTTGACGTCGCGTGCTCGTGCCCGGCGTCGCGCAGCTCGGAGTCGCGCCTTCTCCTTGTGCGTCGGCCAGCGTGGGTCGAGTTGGCGGCTCATACAGCACTCCCGTTCCGTCGTAGTTTCCTTACGAGATCCCCGCGGCCAGCCCGATAGAGCGCCCGCGCGAGGCTGCCAGGCTTCGTGTATCCGATACGCTTGGCGGCTTGCCCGAACGTCTCGCCCGCACCCGCGAGGAGTTCGGCGTCTTCGACGACAGTGGCGTGGCCGCGCTCTTCTCGGGTGGGTTGCGAGACGGCAACCTCGGGGGGCCATCCGCTACGTAGGCGCGCGAGGATGCAGTCGGCCGCGATTCCCGACTTGGCGGACCACTCGTGGACGGTGAGGGCTTCTCCGCCTACGGTGATTGAGCGGGCGCCCCGCGGTCTCTGCCCGCTAACCGCAGCCTCCTCGTCCCACCCGTCGCGTAGGCGCCGGCCAACGGCGTCTGGGTAGAGCCCGAGCCTCGCAGACCATCCGGCGAGCGTGTCGGTGATGCCGTCATGCGTGATGTAGCGGGCGGTCACAGTTGCCCCCACTGGCCTACCGGGTGGACCTCGACCAGCGCCCGCAACGTGCCCCGACGCTCGGGCTCCCAGTCGACGAGCCCCGCGTCCTTGAGTGCGTGGAGTCTGCGCGAGACGACGAGGCGGTCGATGTGGAGCGCGTCGCCTATCGCGGTCGGGCTCGATTCGCCCGCGATCACCATGGCGAGGATGCGGGTCGTGAGGTTGTCGAAGGTGTCACTCATCGCGGAGCCATACGTCGAGGGGCTTGACGATCATGCCGAGCGCCTGCGCGATACTGACTTCCAGGCTGGCCCCGCGCGAACACTCCCAGCCGGGGAGGACGGCCACGCCGTCGCACGCGATCAGGTTGGCGATGTCGGCGCGTAGGTGGTCAGCCCACGGCGCATCGTCGGGGACGGTGGACTCGCGCGGGTTGTGGGACTCGTACCCGTGGAGTCGGAGCGCGATGGCGGCGACCTCGAAGGCGTCCCGGTTGAAGTCAGGGTAGCCGGTCATGGGCCCGGCGATGTAGATGAGGGCCACTAGAGTTCCCCCTCGTCGTCGGCGAACAGGTCCACATCTTCGAGCAGTTCCGTGTCGACGGCCGCCATGTTCCGCTCGGCTTGCACGTAGTAGGACGGCTTGAGTTCCGCCCCAATCCCGACACGACCGAGGCGCACGGATTCATAGACCTCCGACCCGACGCCCATGAATGGGGTGAACACCGTCTCGCCTGGTCGGGTGCGGAGTTGCACGTAGCGGGCGATCACGTCGAGCTGTAACGGGTGGACGTGCTTCTCGTCGTCCTCGTCCTTGGCGTCCCGGAAGGGTAGGACGTGCCCGAGGCGGATGTCGTCCCACACGGACGAGGCGTAACGTCTCCAGATCCAGTGCGAGTACCTGTTCTCGATTTGGTTGCCCGGCCAGTTGCGGAACTTGAGTAAGTCTGCGGGGATGGTCTCGGACCCGGCGTAGGAGTCAAGCCCGGTCGGATGGTTGACGGGCTCAGTGGTCTCGCCACGCTTACGGAAGATGAGCAACTCGTCAGCCGAGGCGACACCCCCCATGGCCCCGTCCTCGACGATCGTCTTATGCGACAGGTTGTGTTGCATGGTGCGATTCCGTACCGCGAGGGGTTCCTTCCAGATGGCGTGCCGACCAATCCAATCCCAACCGCACTCTTCGTGAAGTCGGATCACGTCGCCGGGGAAGTCGAACAGAGAATCGACGCCGCTGTTCGATGAGGGAACGGGTGCGGTGTGAACGGCGGAAGTCCTGCCGGGTTTCGTGAGGCGGTGGATTTCGGCCACGAACATGCCGTAGTGCTGGCGGAACTCGGCATAGTTGCGGGCGTTTGACACGTCCCGGTCATTGGAGGAGTAGACGTACAGCCCGGCGAACGGGGGCGAGTAGATGGACCCGTGGATCGAGGCGTCGGGCATTGCGGCCATGACGTCCATGGCGTCCGCGTTGTAGATTGCCCAACGGTCGGTGATCTGTGATGCTAGGACGCCAGCCATGCGGGAACCTCTATCTTTCGGTCGTAGGTTGCGCCCGTGATGTTGCGGGCATCGTTCATGTGTCCGACCAGAGCGGTAAACATCGCGTCGGCTTGGTCGGCTTTGCGTTGCAGGTTCGTGAGGACGTTGTGCCCGCCGATGGTTGTAATCACATCGACGGTGACGGGCGACTGTTGCCCGAACCGCCACATGCGGCGGATCGCCTGGTACCACTGTTCGTAGGAGTGGGAAGGAAAGTAGGTCATGCGGTGGCAGTGTTGCCAGTTGAGGCCCCACGCCCCAATACGGGGCTTAGTGACCAGCACGCGAATCTCGCCATCGGAGAAGGCGTGGAGTTTCGCTTCCTTCGCGTCGGGACTATCGGACCCGGACACCTCGACCGCGCCCTCGATGAGGCGAGTCAGTAGAGCGGATTCGTCGTTCAGGTGGCACCACGCGACCCCATGCTCCACGTCCTCGAGCGCGGCTGCTGCGGCTTCGCACCGCTCCACAATGGTGCGCCTGGATTCTTCCCGTTCCTCCCTGAGCCCGTAGGCGGGGACGTCGAACAGTGACCCATCGGCGGGCCGGTGTGCTTCGACCAACGTCTCGCGGGTGATGAGTTCGGGGAGGTGGAATCGCTCATCGGAGAATCCGAGGTCGGAGGGGCGACGGGTTGCGCGTGCCCATGTTGCGACCCATTGCCAGAATGGTTCCTGTGCGTGGCCCTTGAGCCGCCACTCGTCGTCCTTGCCGAAGATGGGGCGACTGATCCCATGCGACGACACTGACCGGCGTTTGGTCGTGAAGAATCGGGTCAGCATGTCCATGTACCCGAGGTGCCCTAACGCTTCCGAGGATGTGCCCAGTTCGATCCAGTCGTTCGGTGCCGCCGTCGCCGTCCCCAGCAACCGGAACGGGAGGCGGCGCATGAACTCTGTGACCATCGCCTTAGTCGCCCCGTCGAACGACTTGAGGATGCTGGACTCATCACAGACGACACCCCCGAAGTCGGAGTGGTCGAACTTCTCCAGCTGCTCATAGTTGGTGATCGTGATGGGGGCAACCACCTTGCCCGTTCGGGACAGTCCGGCGTCGTGCCCGAACTTCTCCGCCTCATGGACCGCCTGGAATCCCACCGCAAGCGGCGTCAACATGAGGACCGGCTTGCCCGTGTGGCGGTAGACCTGATCCGCCCACGCGAGTTCCATGGGCGTCTTGCCTAGCCCGCAGTCCGCGAACAGGGCCCCGCGTCCCTGGCGTATCGCCCACTCTGTAAGTGCGGCCTGAAAGTCGAACAGGTGGCCCGGTAGGTTGTCCGGCTCGAACCCGCCCGCGTTTGTGAGTTGCGCCTTCGCCGCCAGGAACTCGGCATAGGTCGGGCGCGAGACAAGATCGACGTTCATCTCGCCACCGTCCCGAGGTAACGGTGCGAGCCCAAGGGGCCACGAATCCCCAGCGCATCGAGCGCCACGGGCCGCGCGAGCCGATACGTGAGGTCGGTCGTCAGCGCGCACGCTCGCCGGTGCCCCGCCGTGTAGTCGCGGTAGACGCGCGCCGAGAGCCCCGTCCTGGGGCCGTAGAGCCGCGCGATGGCCGTGGGCGTGTCCCAGACTTGGCCCGTGACGCGCGCGACACCGACGACGTGCGAGTGGTCGTAGAGGAGCACCCAGTCCACGTGGCGGGCCAGGCGTGTGCGCCGGACGATGACGCCATCGCGGGCGAGCGCCCCGTGCCACGGGATGATGGCGACCGCGCCCGCAAGAGGGTGCGGCGGCAACGGCGGTAGGTAGGCGTCACGTCGGGGGACCGTCATGCCGACCCACCACGAGAGGCTGAGGTCGAGAGCCCGGGTCGCGTGGAGGGCGTGCGCGACGTGCGGGGCGAGTGCGCGGCCGGCAGGGAAGGCGAGCGCCGTGAGCGCTGTGAGCGTCAAGGCATCGACGAAAGCCGACGCCCATCCGACGAAGGGCGCGAGGTCGTAGGTGAGGATGCCCACGGTGAACGACAGGGCCGCGACGATGCCGATCCGCGCCCAGGCTTCCCACTCGGCGACGCGCTCAATCCTCGCGAGCGTGGCGGCATACTTCGCGTCAAGGTCCCCGGCTTGGGCGTGCGTGGCCTGGACGCGCGGCACGGGGCGCCCGTGGCGGTCGAGGCGAACGCTCGGGAGGGGACGGGTCAGGACGGCGGTCACCATGGGACGACCGTGCCGACCTTGACGCCGGGAGGGCCCTTGACGACGATCCCGATCCGGGGCACGAACGTCGCGGCGTCCCTGAGGTGTCGCGCGAGGGCGTCGGAGAGCTGCGCGAGCGTCGCGCCGCCGCACTTCTCGGCCGCCGCGCGCGTCCGGTGCTCGTGGTCCTTGGCGCATCCCCACACGGCGTCGGAACCTTCGGGGTAGGTGTGCTCAGCGAAGATCGCGAGCGCCTGGCGTCGCTCCGGGGCGGTGAGGGTGTGCATGTTCATCGTGCGGACTCCGCAACGAGCCGCCGAGCCACCCACTCGATGACGGGCACGGCGACGGCGTTCCCGAGTTGCTTGTACCTCGGGGAGTCGGCTTGGGGCTTGCCGTTCGAGGTCGCCGTCCAGTCGTCGGGGAAGCCTTGAAGGCGCGAGCACTCGACGGGGGTTAGCCGCCTGACCGTCACCTCGGGCTCGACGATCACCTCGACGGCGCGCGTGTCGCTTCCGAGGTCGAAGGGGCTGAGCGTAGCGGCGACGCTACGCTCAGCCCACACGTCCGGGTGGTCGGACGAGGCGGGGCGGATGACCTTCTGGAAGGCGACGAGTTGACCGCCCTGGGCCGAGTTGTCGTCCGGGCCGCCTTGCGCGGTATCGAGCGCGTTCATCGTATCCGCGACGTAGGCGATTCCTTGCCTCCCGGACTTGGCGCCCATAGCGGGCACGTCGTGCCCGCTGATCGGGTCCTGCGTCATGTGGAACGCGACGATGTTCTGGTCATCCTCTTGTCTGCGCCCAGGGGCAGAGATTCCGGGTGAGGATTGGCCGGCGGTGATAGTCGCGGCTACTGCGGGCGCGTATGCGACGGAGTGAACCTGCCCGACATTGAGAGTTGGCACGAGCGCGCCAACTGGCATCAGGCCCTCGCCGCCCGTTTGCCCAGCGAACGCGATGAGCGTTTCCATGCTCGGGTCGTACGCCGGGCGGTCGCGAGCCATGAGGGCCTGAGCGATGACTGGGGTTCCGCGCCCAGTCCCGTCCTCGCTCGCGACGAAGCCTTCCCCGGTCAGGGTGTGGGCGACGGTTCCGAGGATGCCACTCGCATGAGCGCCGCTTCCAACATTGGCGGCAACGACCGTCCCCGACGCGAAGCCCGCCGCAGAATCCCCGCACACGCTTTCGGGCTCAAAGAGTATGCGGACAGGTCCCTGCCCGTCTCCAAGATGTCCGACAAGGATGACGCGACGACGACGCTGGGGAACTCCGAAGTGTTGAACGTCCAGCACCCGCCAGGCGAACTCATACCCGAGTTCGGCCAAGTCCGAGATGACGGTGGCCCAATCCTCCCCGCTTTCGACGGACAGTAGGCCAGGGACGTTCTCGCCGACGAACCAGGCGGGACGAAACTCAGCCAGGATGCGGGCGACTTCTCGCCACAGTCCTGACCGTGCGTCAGCCATGCCCGCACGACGTCCTGCCACGGAGTTGCCTTGGCAGGGCCATCCGGCAGAGAGAACAGTCCGTCCGGGGTCGAGCCCGAGGTCTCTGAGGTCATCGCCAGTCAACTCCTTCACGTCGGGGAAGAGGGTCGCGTCGGGCCATTGGTCGGCGAGGACGCCGCGGGCGGACTTGTCGAGCTCGCAGGCCGCGACCGTGTGGACACCCACGCGCTCGAAGGCCAGCTCGAAGCCGCCGATGCCCGAGAACAGCGAGACGTGCCGAAGGTCGCTCACGCAGCATCGCCACCCGTCCATGTCGCCACGTCTTCGAGTCCGGCCATGTTGGCGACGCGATCGCGGTAGGGCTGCGTCTCAAGCGGCGGGCCGAGGCGCTCGAGGATGGCCAGCGCGGTCCTCAGGTTGTCGATCGCCGTCACGCGATGCAGTTGTGTCTCCGGGTCGCAGCGATCCCGGCCTCCGAGGATGCGCGCGCCCGTGTAGGCGAGCAGGGCGGCTTCGGAGGCCATGCGGGAGTCGCGATCGGAGATGAGGGTGGTCATGCCCGCTCCGTCCAGTAGTCGGCGGCCGACAGGATGCCGTTGCGGCCAGGCTTGAGCGTGTAGTAGTTCGTGAGGTCGCAGTCGCCGCGCACAGTGAGGTCGGTCACAATGAGCGCCATGACGCCCAACGAGGGTCGCGTGCCGGTTCGGCGCTCGACGTCATCCGCGATAGCCGCATGATCCAGGCGCGGCATCAGGCACGATCCGGGGTGACGGTTGCGTTGCGGGAATCGTCGAGACGTCGGGCGCACGAGGTGTCATGCCAGGGGCGCAAATCTCCGTGGTTGGCGCGCATCATCACGGTGGGCACCGTAGAGTCGACGCCCCCGACTAACACCGTCTCCCACTCGCCCCCGTCGATGCGGACCTGTCCGACGTCGCCCGGCTTCCATGACTTCCACGCCGGTTCCGATGCGGGTGCCTGCGCGTCGTAGTGCTTGATCGCGGCTCCCGCGATGGCGACAATCGCCATGTCTGCGAAGCCTTCGCCCCTTGCCGTCTGGCGGTCGATGATCGCCTGGGCTTGGGCACGGTTGTGGATGATGTACCGGAGCGTCGTATCCGCTACGGCGAGTTCGCCGTTGGGCCGCTCTTCCACGATGTGCGATCCGTACCGGAACACGCCGTCATCGACAGGATGGGCGGCACGTTCGGCCTCGATGAATGCATGAATGACGGGAATCAGGTAGTCAGCCACTTGGAGATCGACGCCCCTGTCGTCCCACTCAACACGGCGGAACTTCACCGCGCCTCCCTCGTCCCGCCACACCTTCACGCCCTCGAACTCGAACGGGGCATCCTTCGTCGGCTCAGGCATCGCCACCTCCAGGGAACAGGGCGTCACCGTCAGGGCCGGACGGGTCAAGGGGGGGCTCGGCAGGGGAAGGGACCGAGCCCCCCTCGCCCGGGGCAACGTCTACGTCGACCACGGGAGAGCGCTCAATCTGCGGCAGGCCAGCGCCGTCGTGGATCGCCTTGGCGGTTGCCATGGACCCGATCGACTCGTCAACCGCGACGGCCTGGATCAGTTCGACGGACTTGGGCATGAGTTTGAGGACTTGCTTGAGTGCCGTCTTGCGTTCCATCCAGTGCTCGGGGTCCGCGACGCCCTTAGTGCCGACCGCGCCACCTCGTAGGGCCTTGACCTGGGCGGCGGTGAAGTAGTCGAACTGCAACGCTCCCGTGTTGAGTTCCGCGATCGCGTAGTACCCGATGACGGGGCCACGTTCGCCCGTCGCGGGGGTGTGCTCAAGCCGAGGCTTGAGGCCCTTGTCGTAGGCGAAGTGATCCTTGGCGCATACGTACTCGGCGGACAGTCGCTTGGCGAGGGGGTGCTGCCAGAACAACTTGGCGACACCCTGGTAGCCGACGATGAGAGTGCAGTCCGTCTTGTAGGGCACGAGGTAGCACTCGCCGTTGACGCCCGGCTCGAGGCCGAGTGCGGCAGCGGTGAGGAGTGCCCCGAAGAACGATGCCGGCGTGCATTGGGCGAGGTTCGGATTCTGTCGGACAAGCGTGAGGGTGATGCGGGCGATCCGGTCGCCGCTCATGTGCTTCGGCAGGGCGCGTTGAATCTCCGGCCCCATGGCCTTCAGGGCCGCGACCAGCGTGGGAGGTTCGCCTTGGGTTGCGAGTTCCGTGCTCATGTTCAGTCTCCGATCAGTTCTTCGAGTGCGGCGATGGTTTCGCTCGCGCCATACGGGCCGCCGTTGATGGCCTTGTCCCAGGCGCGCCACGACCACTGTGGGATTCGCGACTTCTGGATGCCCTCCGGCGAGCCGTCGGGCCATGCCCCGGCCTCGGTGCAGTCGGCGTAGCGCCGGTACGCCTCGAAGCATCCTTCGAGTCCTTGCATCACGTCGGCGGGGGACAGTTCGATCACGGCCACCCGATGCGGCGTTTCCTTCTCGACGTAGATGACGACGGGCGGCAAGTCGAGGGGGTGGCCCTCGCGGGACCGTTCCAGCCCGAGCCGGTAGTGGCAGAGCTGGAAGTGGACGCCGTACGTCCCGATGGCCTTGTGGCAGGCGTCCTCGAACTCGCCATCACGAATCGCTATCGTCTTGAGGTCAACGACGCGCCCCGCCCAGATACGGTCGAGGCGACCCTTGCAGGGCGTGCCCTCAACGTCCCAGGTCAGCGCGACCTCGTTCTCGCCGTCGTCGCCGAAGAGAATCGTGGCCGCAGCCTCGTGCCGGTGGAGGGCGTCGAGCATGGCCTGTAGCGTCTCGGCCTCGGCGTGGTTGACGACGGTGTAGCCTTTGGCCTCTTCGGCTTCGCGTCGTTGCTTCGCGTCGGCGAGGGTCCAGTCGTTGCACTCGACCTGTTCCGCGTTGGCCTTGCCTGCGTTCTTGGTGACTTCGCTGATACACACGAGGTCGGCGCCCTCGCTCAGGGCCAGTAGGTGCATGGCGGTCCCCATGCGCATCGCGTCAGTGACTTCGACCGGAACGTTCAGCATCGCGGGCGAGCGAAGCATCGTCTTGATCTGCGTGCCCGACAGGCCGGGCAGGGCGCGGTACTCGCGCTCGGGGTAGGTCATCGCCGCCCCCACTTCCCGGACGGGTTGACACGCGTGGCGCCGCACCCGCGAGTCGTGCAATCCTGCACGAACTTGTGGTCGTCGGGTCCGTACGGGACGTAGAAGCGCGCCAGGTAGGCAGGTCCGGGACGGTGGTGGTGGAACAGGCGGCGCAGGGCGGACACGGGGATCTCCTTAGATGGGGCGGGATGTGAGGATGAGGGAGGCCGCGTCGGACGTTTGGGCGTGGCACAGGTTGCATTCGACGGGTACGCCGTGCGCGACGACGGCAAGGAATCGAGCCGTCTCCTGTAGGTGAGGATTGCAGGACGGTGGGCGGCAGGCGCAGAGTCCGATTAGCCCGATGATGAACTCGGCGGGGTGCTCGCATTCGGGAATCACGCACGGCACCGTGGCGTCAAGCAGCACCTCGAGCGCCTGGTCGTACAGCGGCTCCACGGTGCGCGCGGTCACAGGACCCACCCCGCAGCGGAGACGACGACCGTGGCTGCGACCCAGCGGAGTGCGAGGTGCAAGTGCTTCATGGATTCCGCGTGGAAGATCGAGGACAGTCGCGGAGTCAAGTAGAGGGCTTCGTCGGAACGTTGCCCCCACCGGATGCCGCGCGCGAGTTCGACGATCCACCCGGCGTTGACGGCGAACCAGACGAGCCAGAACGTGACGGTCATCGGTTCCGCCTCGACCAGCGACGGAGGCGGCGGAAGGGCGCGTCGGGGAAGCGGACGGCCCGGCACCAGCACTCGTGCACGAGGACCGACGAGAGCGCGGGGTGCATCGACCACGCGTGGAACTCATGGACGGCGCGGTGCCGGTGGAAGATGCGCGGAATGGTCATGACACGACCTCCGCGGCGCACGACACGAGCGCGATCGAGAAGACGATGACGACGGAGAGGAACACGACGGCCACGCCGAGGGCCTTGGCGACGGCCGTGGCTACGGAGCGGGGGGTCATGACGCGCCGCCTCTGACGGCAGCAATCATCATCGTCTTCGTCAACTCGATCGCTTGGTCGGGCTCGAAGCCCGAATTGACCAAGGAGACGTAGAACTCGTGGAGTTGCGCCGCACCCGCCATCAGGAGCGTGATCGGGTCGGTCGGCATCGCGGGGCTGGACGGCTCCTTCGGTTTGGTGTCGCCGGGATCGTTCGCGGTCATCGCAAGCCCTCCCAGTCGAGGACTTCGTAGACAGGGACGAACCTGTTGCCGTTCCGGTTCCTCGTGTCACCCGAGCGCGCCGGAATGTCCGTTGCGCGGATCACGCCTGCGTCGAGGAATGTGGAATAGATGGGGCCGACGCGGTGGGGGTTGTGATCCTTCGGCAAGTACGGCCTCACGGTCCCGGCGTGGAACCGTCCGCCACCATCCTTCGCGGCCAACCGGATCGCCTTGACGATGCCCGCGCGCTCGTCGTCCTTGAGCGGGCTAGGGTCGTCGGCGATCAGGTCGAGGCGCGAGTAGTCGCTCGGGAACAGGGCGTCCTCATCCATCGTCGGGAGCGGGGTGCGGGTGGGGGTCATCGCGTCACGGTCCTGTGGTACTCGGAGAGCCTTGCGTGTTCCCTACGCGCCACCTCGGCCTCGGCGGCTCTTAGTGCCCGCCGCTCAGAGGCGAATAGGGCCGGGCGCCAGTCGCCGCGCGGCCTGTCGTCGAACTCGGCGGTCTCTGCGAAGCGGCAGTCCCTGATCCACCGCGGCTCCCAGTAGTCCCGCCCGAACGAGAAGAGACCGTCGGCAGACCGCAACCTCTCCTCCCACAGCGCCTCCCGTGCGCCCGTGAGGTGCGGTTGCCATTGGGTGATCCCGTAGCCGTTGACCCATGAGATCGTCGAGGCTTCGGATGCGGTCGCACTCATCGCATCCTCGCGATGAGTTGGAGGTGCGCGGCGGCTTGACGGTCGAGGTCGAAGAGGATCTCGCGGATGGCCGTATCGGTCGATTCGGTGAGGAGGGCGGCTGTGCGATCGAACTTCACAACCACCCCGCCGACGGTGAACTTCGCCTCGATTGCGCGATCCAGGAGGGCTCGCAGCTCGCGCGCGTGCCGCTCCATCCGCTCGACGGCAGCGATCAGGGCGTCGATCACGGGATCGGTCATCGCATCCCCCACACGACGAGCCCCACGAGGTAGCCGCACTCGTAGGCCAGGATCGCGAAGAGAACGCCCGTCAGGATGCAGCGGGGGCAGAGGTGGTGAGCCGCGCGGTGACGGGGGGTCGAGGTCACCTCGCGGATCGCCCCCCTGGCGTTGCGACCTTGAGCAGTTCGTCGGAGATCAGGTCGCGAATGTCCACGTCGAGGGCGTCCGCGATGCGCCCGAGTTCCTTCATGCCGAAGTCATCGTTGCGGATGTGGAGGCGTAGCGTCGCCTCGGGGACCGCAGCGAACTCGGCGAGGTGGCGCACGGAGCGACCTTGGGATTCGAGCTCGGCGGTCACCTTCTCGCCAGCGGTGCGTTGAGTCATGCCCGTCCTTCCCAAGGCCACTTGACGCTGGTATCGGTTTCTAGGAGGGCCATCGTGCGGAACCCGGAGTCGTTGAGCCCGGTGAAGGCGTGGCGGTTGTGCGAACCTGTTTCCATGTGGGCGGCACGGTATCCGGCAAGGTTGAAGGTGTAGACCTTCCCCGTGTACCCGGCGAGGGCACGCTCCACTGACACGTTGCCGTATCCGGACGCGAACGCTTGCTCGTCGGTGAGAATCACGATGCGTCGTGCGTGGGGCATGGCTTGGCGGACGTAAGCGATCGCCTGCCCGGTCGCGGTTCCAGAGTTGATGAAGTAGCCCTGGCGGAACTTGGCGAGGTCCGTCAGCGTCCCGCTTCCCTTAGTGAGGGGGAACTCGATGATGCGGTCAGAGAACGACCACACGCGGGCCGAGTCCTGACGCTTGGCGAGCGCGACGCCGAACAGGGCCGCAGCCTCCCAATACGCGAGGGTGCCCTTCTCGCTGAACCCGTTCGACATTGACCCGGACGTGTCCACGAGGACCGCCGTCTCACCGTCGAGGATGGGCACAGCCGCAAGGGACAGGTCAATCGCCTTGCCCAGCGGGTGCTTCCAACGATCCGAGGGCGCCGCATTGTAGGCCGACAGGAACCGCATCGGCAGTTGGCGAGACTTCGCCACCTGTTCAGGGTCGGTGAGTCGCGCGGCCACCATCTCAGCCACAGCGTCAGACACCCCAGCCTCGTCGAAGTTGCGGAGGTTCCGCAGTAGCGCCATGTACCCCATCTCGGGTATCAACGCCTCCCACACCTTCGCGGTCATGCCACCCTGGATCCACCCCGACACATACTCCCAGGTTACGCCAGCGGCCTTGAATGTCTCGCCCCCGAGCGCGGCGGGACGATCCTGAACGGGCAACGCTTCCAACGCCTCGCGCGCCTGAACCATCGGCAATCCCTCGCTCGACGTCCAATCCCGCTTGTGGCGACGGTCGATCAGCCACTTGGCGAACGTCGCGTCAAGTCGACCCCGCCCGATTTGGCTGAACTCGATCACGTCCGCGAACCGTACCGGATCGCTTTGCGTGTCGTACTTGAGGGCCGAGTGCTGGTGGTACAACGCGATAGCCCCATCACCGAGGGCTTTCTTGAACCACTTCGGGAGAGGCTTCCCGTACTTTGACAACCAGTAGCCCAACGCCTCGCCAGGCTCGTCGGGACGCTGCATGACCGCCACCAGGAGCGAGCGCCGGGCCGAGGCGGCGGGCATGACACGCCCCGCCTCAACTGCGCCGACGATGCTGGCCGTCCGCATGTTCCCCTCACCACGCAACCACGGGAGGAAGCCCGCGACCCACGCCGGGTCCTCGACGGCCATCTGACGGACGAGGTTGACGTAGCGCGAGTCTCGATCCTTGGCGGACTCGTAGAACGTGGCCTCGTTGACGAAGTTGGAGACAGCGAGGAGGAACAGTTCGCCCTTCGCATCCCGCACGTACCCGACCCCACCCTCGGCGGTGACGGTCGTCTCGTCGGTCGTCGTGACCGGAGACGCGGCCCCCTTGGGGGGCATTGTTGACAACTTACCCACGGCTTCTCCCTTTCCTCTCCTCCGGGGGCTGGGGGTGTCAGGGCGGGAGCGGCGCTTTCATAGCCGGAAGTAGCCGAACCCTTCACACCCCCAGCCGAAACCGGGTCATGATGACCGATGTCAAGATCGAACAGGTAACGTAGGCGCTCTAGCCACTGAGCTACAAGACCCGAGGGCCTTGACGGGATTTGAACCCGCGACCTCCCCATTAGCAGTGGAAGTAACCCGCTCTGTCACACCGGCCACACAAGAGGACCCTACCGCGCAACGTTGCGCGCGTCAAGTGCGGCGCGGGGGGAGTTGGCGGCTGGCGTGTCCGGGCGTATACCTAACGACGGCCAGGGTTACGGCACGGGTGGGGGCGCGGTCGGATACCAACTCAGCCGATCGCATCACGCACCCGCTCTCGGTCACCGTCAAGGATCACCCGCGCCTCGGTGTATCGCTCCCCATGCCAGAGGACGAACAGCACGCCCGGACGCTCGAGGAGGGCACGCTTGCTCGCGAGCCCGTCAGCCTGCCTCGGCTTCTCACCCTCAGATAGCAGCAGTAGCGACACTCGACGAGTGCGCCACGGAGCCAGGTCGATCCAGTCGCCCACACGCTCGCACTCGGCTGGGAGGCTCACCCGATTCTCCCTGCGGCTTCGGCGCCTCGGCGCATGACTTCATCGCGATCGGGATTGAGGTCAAGGTAGAACGCCTCGATCAACTCCGACGCGCCCCACATTTCCTCGGTCCACCCGTAGGCGGTCGCGGGGTTGTCCCCGAGACGCCACGCGACGAAGGGCTCGACGTTGGGCGTCTTCCCTTCGCGGACGTTGCACGACTGACAGAGGTAGCCGCGCGTCTTGTGCAGGACGTGACAATGGTCGAGGATGAGCCGTGCCTCGTCTCCACAGATCGCGCAACGGCCCGCCTGCCAGTCGAACATCGCGGCGTACCTCGAGCGTTCGCCCTTGATCGGGGCGGGCCAGTCATGCCACGCGAGGATCGCGTTCATCGCATGACCGCCGCTGCGATCTTCTTCTTCACGTCCGACGAGGCTTGCGCGTAGATCTTCGTCGTGTTGATCGACGAGTGCCCCATCATCTCGGCCACGGCGAGCAGGTCGCCCGTCGATTGGTAGGCGACCATGCCCCAGCGGTGGCGGAGTGCGTGCGTGGTGATCTTGAGGCCTGCGGCTCGGATCGCGCGATTCAGTCGGCGTTGTAGTTGCCCAGGACCGTAGGCGTCGGCGGCGCCGGAGACGACGTTCCCTTGCCCGACGCCGAGCCAGTCGATCAGGAGGGGCGACACGTCCACGACGCGCGACTTCCCGCCCTTCCCTTCGCGGACGGTGATGGTGCAGGCGTCGGAGTCCACGTCTCCCCAGTCGAGGGCGGCAGCTTCGGCTACCCGCATCCCCGCGTAGCAGCCGAGGAGGAAGGCGCGACGCAGGTCGGGGGCCAGGTCGGAGTCGAGGAGGATCTTCACATCCGACTGGGTGGCCTTCTTTGGGATGCGGTTCTTGACGCGCGGGGCTCGGATACGGATGGAGGGGTCGTCGAGCCGATGGTCGTAGAGGCGCATCCACAAATAGAAACCCCTGAGGTGTGACAGGTCCACGGCGCGAGTTCCGGTCGAGAGGCGGGCGCGAGCTTCCCACCATGCCTCGACGTCTTCCCGGGTCGCGTTGCCAGCGTTGGGGAGTGAGTTGAGGACGCGACGCCGGGAGGCGATGGTCTTCGGGGAGCGGTCGTGTTGCCGTTCTAGCCAGGCGAGGTGATCGAGCGAGAGTTGATCCATGCGCCCATTCTACGCCCCGATGGTTCCTTATCTACATAAGCGGTCAGGCGCTACAGGCGTGTCGGGAGCGAAGAAGTTGTCCAGTAGGTGCGCCAAAGCCGCCCCCGTTCGACCTGGTGGAGAGGACCAGGGAACGGGGGCGGCTGGGCGCGCGAGGGGCGAGCCTCGTGCAAGACGCGACGCACGAAGGCGCCGCGTGGTGTGGTGAGTTAGGCGTCGGCTCCGAACGCTTGGTCGCGGGCTCGACGTAGAACCCGAATCAGGTCGTTGAGTCGCTGGCGGTCGAAGGTTGCTACAGGCGCTGGCGTCCCCGAGACGTAGAGCGAGCCTGGCGAGCCAGTCACCGTCACGGAGATACCGACCTCTCCGGTCCCGAGTTGAATACCACGATGGTCAAGGTCAACCTTGCCCCAAGCGATCTCGACGACCTCAACATGGTCCTCACAAGCGGCAAGTCCTGCGATTCGTTCTCTGGGCATCACGCCCTCCAATCTCTGCGGCATCACGCCGCGTATTTGCCGCCGCTGTTGGCGGACACCTAGAGACCTCTACCCGACGTGGATCACGACGTAGGCCGACGTCCAAATGGGGCGTTCCTGAACTGGAAGACCCGTCCTGCCTGAATCGACCAACCATCCGGGCGCAACCCAAAGGCCGACATGGTGGGCGAAGACTACAATGTCGCCGGGTTGTGGTGAATCGGTGACGGTGCCAGCGTTCCTGATCCCCGAGACGGTGCGGGGGATTGAGATCCCGTTCTGGGCGTACACGTATTGAACGAATCCGGAACAGTCGAAGCCGCTGGGACTCGCACCACCGCGCACGTACATGACGCCCAGGTATTCGGAAGCGATGGTCAGGATAGCCCCGGAGAGGGCTGGGGCAGGCCCGTAGTCGCGTTGGATGCGTGGGGTGGTGCGGACGGGTGGAGGCGGCAGGATCGTCACCTGTGGCGTCTCGGCGCCCCATTCTGCGACGCTCGATGCGACGATCTGCGGGAGCGGCGCGACCACTGGGACGGCGAGCGCGTTCGCGATGTCAGACGGGGGAGTGAGGGCCACCGTTTCGACTGGGGGCGTGGCCGTGAAGGCGAGGATGGCCAGGAGGGCGGGGGCGAACGTGACTCGGAGCGTTCCGAGCATGGGTGCGCCTCATGGGCGCTACACGACCTCCGGCGCGTTCACTGCCTTCACAAGAGAGGTTCGGAGGGTGGCGACGCCAAGACCAAAGATGGTTCCGAGCGCGGTGGTGAAGGTGGCCCATTGGGCATCGTTCCCAGCGCCAAAACCGGCCATGAGTGGGCCGAGGACGACAATGCCGCGATACAGCCAGAAGCATCGTTGACTCGTGAACCATGGGACGAGTGCGGACGCCGTGTTGGGTAGCTCATACGGGGTGTTGACGGCTCCGATGAAGACGACAACGAGGCCGATCATGGCGCCGATCTGGACTTGCGTCTGGTTGCCGTTGCCGACACCGAAGGCGGAGTAGAAGGAGACGACGATGAGTCCGATCAGGTAGAGCCATGCGCGGAGGCGCGAGCCCACGCCAGGGATGATCGGGCGGGCGACGAGTGCTTTCGTTCGTGTAGCCATGGTGCTGCTCCTATTCGTTGAAGACTCCATCGGACTTGCCGGGCGTCACGTCGACGTGGACGGCGTTGTTGTTGTGCTTCGACTTGCCAATGAGGCCGAGGCCGAGACCCTTCCACCACGAGACGTCGTGTTCGTTCGGGACGTCCACTGCGCGACCGAAGAGGTGTTGGGAGTACGGCTTGCCGAGAACGCGGGCGTTCTCGATGGGGTCGCGGTACCCGCAGACGATCTTGAGGGGCCGGTCTTGCTTCGCGCGGGCCCGCTCGAGCGCGAGCACGAGTTCACGATCGCAGAGCCACCCTTCGCAGCCGGGATTCGTGCCGCCACACTTGCAGGTGAACTCACTCGGGTGGAAGTGGGGTGAGAATCCGTGCCCGTTCGCCGCGGCCGTCCGCGCATCCTCCGTCGTCAGCTCACCGCATACGCCATCCGGGGCCAGGTCATGCCATGTCGAGGCCGTCTGCCACTTCACCCACGACTGACGGCGCGCCACGTCAGACCCTGACGGTAGACCGATGGCGGTCAGGAACTCGACCTGCTCCGCGATGGTGAGGATCGGCGCGAGAGGTGGCGGGTCCGGGATAGGTTCAGGGGGGGGCTCAGGAGTGGGGAGTGGATCTGGCACGGGCTCAGGTTCGGGGAGCGGGCCCGGCGTTGGCTCAGGGACAGGGATTGGGGCAGGCTCCGGCTCGGGTTCGGGCGTGGGCACGGGTTGTGTCTTCACGCCCAGGAACGCCAGGACCGCCACGAGGATGGCGCCAACGATCAGGATCAGAGCGTCCATGGTCACGTTCCATTGATTGACGAGTTGAGGACGAGGCCAAGGACGGCCATGATGACGGCGCCGAGGACGAGACGGCCCACCCACTTTCGATCGTCCATGAGGTCGCGCACGTCACGCGAAAGGCCCTTGACGGTCTCCTCAAGGGAGGCGATAGCGGCCATCATTTCGGCAATCTGTTGTGCGCTCACTTGGACTCCTCAGGGTTGTTGGGAATGGTGGCGGTGGCCCGGATCGAACGGGCGTCCTCCGGGGAATGAACCCGACGCGCTACCTCTGCGCCACACCGCTGAATATGGTCTATGCGGGCGTGTAGGTGAAGGTGCCTTGGAGTGCGTCCCCAGCGGCCCACGTCCAGGGGGCGGTTGCCGTGGGGTAGTCGAACAGCCCGGCGACGTTGTTCATGTAGCCGATGCGAACGACCGTGGTGGAGAGGTTGTCGGCGGCTGCCATAGCGAAAAGGGTCGCGGTGACGTTCGAGTCGAGCATGTCGCCCACAACCCCATAGATGAGGTAGGCGTGCGCGGGGGTCGCAGAAGCCACGGGGAGGGTGAACTTGGGGGTGGTGCCCATAGACTGCCCGGACGTGCCGAGGACGAAACTGAATCTCACCCGAACGGTGCCTTGCTCATATCGGTATTGGGTCACGTTGGACGCCGAGCCGCCCGTTCCCACCGCGAACGTCCCCGACGCGGCGGAGAGGGTGGTCGCATAGGTGATCCAGTCGGACTCCCAAGCTTTCCACGCGGCTCCGTTGTAGCGATACGTGACGCCCGTATCGACTTGGAAGGCACGGTCACCGAGACGCATTCCCGTGAGGGCTGCAAGGGCTGCGGCGTCGGCGGGGCGGTAGTTGTAGACGGCGAGAATGGCCGCAGGGTCCGGGTCGGTGGAGAGGCGGGCGTCGACCACGTACTTGTCGGTGCCGTTCGCGCTGAGTTCCAGCCACTTGCCCACGGTTGCGTCGGCGCGCAACGTGGCGGCGATCGCTTGCACTGACGGCGGGTAGACGGCCATGAGTGCCGTCCACTCGGCGACGGTGCGCACAGGGGTGATGCCGCCTGGGAGGTAGTTGGCAACCCATGTGATCGTCGATGCACCGCCACCGGATGCTGGCACGTTGATCCATGCGAGCGCCATCGAACGCGCCGGGGTTGCAGGGGCAACGTTCGACCCGTCCTCGGCGCCCTTCGTGCACACGAACGTCACGGCAGGGTCGGTCGACCCGTCGGCCTCGGCGGGGTCGTCGCATCGGACGGAGAGGAGGTCCTTGCGTGCGTTGACCGCGTGCGCGGCGTCATGGGAGCCGGTCACGTCTGCGTCGTTGTAGTACGGGTAGACGCTCGCGGCGGCGGCGGTTTGCACGTCGAGGGCACCAGCGTGGGGCTTGATGGTCCAGGTGGTTCCCGAGACGGTGATGGTGGTGACGGGCGTCCCGTAGGCTACCCCTGAGCGGCACCCTAGAGGCCGTGCGGCCGTTTTCCCGCCGAACAGGGACGAGAAGAAGCCGCGCGTCTGCCGACCCGTCCATTCGGGGGCACCTGTTACGGCGTCAACGAGACCGATTCTTGCAACCATGAGGGCTCCCTGTGGTGGGTGTGGTGGGAATCACGTAGACGCGCGCACGGTTGCGCGGTATGTTGGAGGTATGAACGGAACACGGAACGCGCCCCACTCGCATTACCCGACTGACGTTTGGTCGGAAGCCGACGATCTTGCGGCTCGCGCGCGGGACGCCGAGTGGGAGGCGAGCGACCCGAACATGCGAGCACTCGCCGGGCTCGGTGTCGCGGTGAAGGCTGAGGGCGAGACGTTCGGGAACGGCTGGACTGCGCCGCGCTAAGCGCTGCGGCGGAACGTCACAAGCGCCGAGAGCATCGCCCAGTTGGAGGCATCGAGCGCCCACGGCGAGGTTGAGCCAGCCTTGAGGTTGATTGTCACCTCATCGGATACCGCCCCGTGGTATGCCCGGCCAACCGTGATAGGGACCGTACCGCCCGCAGCCACGGACACTTGGGTTAGGTCATCGCCAATGCCGTCGATCTCAAAGACGGCTTGAAGGGGTAGCGCCCCGCCGGTGGTGTTCTTGGCCGCGAGGAACCCGATGACAACCACTCCCGCGTAGCCGTATCCCGCGGGAACGGTGACGACCGCCTCGATGACCGACGTTGCCCCAATGCCACCCGTGGGGATGGCGAACGCTGACGCGTTCTCGTGGGCGGTGTCGAACGTCACGGCCGTGCTGATCGCGTCCGCTGCGGCGGCCATGAGCGACGGTCGGAGTTCGCGGAGTTCCCGGCGGATCGACGCGATCTCCTGGACGATGTAGTCCTCGTCGATGATGCGAGGCATCCCCTGGATGTCGTTGCTAGGCACGCGTCACCTCCGTCAACATGGGCTCGATCGATGGGGTGGCTCCGAGACTCATGGACCAGCCGCGCACGCGCGCCGTTCCGTTGAGGCCGCCCGGGAACTCGGGGGACGTGACACGGAAGCCGACTGTGTCGCCAAGGCTCCAGTCCACGCCAGGCTTCGGCGCCGACCCGTAGTCGAGGACCATGGTCAGGCTCACCGCGCCATCCTGGACACGCGCCAACGTCGCCTCCGCGTGCGCGTCGAGGGTCGCAGTCTCCGAGATCCCGTCCGATGGCGTGAACCGCATCTCGAACGTCGGACGCGCTGCATCCACATAGACCGCATGGGAGGACTCGGGGCGCACGTCAGCGATGGCCGTGGACACCGCCAGCACATCGTTGGCGCCAGCGCCGGCCGAGTAGTCTTCCGTGTATGTGCCGCTCGAGACGGGGCCGGGATACTCGAACGTGACCGCCGGGTCCATGCCCGCGTTCGGGGCCGAGCCGAGACGATCCGCGACATAGAGCACGGGCTTGTAGGCGCGCTGACCGCCGACGAGGGTGGCCTCCCAGCCGACCGTCCACTCCGGGCCGTCAATCACGCCCGCGAGCTCGACGAGGGCCGAGTAGATCGACTTGTCGGCCGAGGCCGCATACGTGCGGTCACGCGTGGTCGCGGACGCGGAGGCGTCGACCCGGATGGGGAACGTGTCGCCCACGTACACGTCCACCAGATCCTCGATGATCGAGCACTGGTCCTGGGCGATGAAGCCCACGTTGTCGTTGACGAACCGGCGGTCCATGTAGCCCTCAATGGTGATGAGAGAGAGGATGACTGCTTGACCGAACGCGCGTGGCCGTTCTGCGACTAGGGCGCCCCACTTGGGAAGTTCGCCGTCCAGCGCCACGAGATACGCACCACCGGGGAGGGTGCCACGCTCCCACTCGGGGTCCGTCGTATCCTCAATGGCCAACGTGGCAATCGCCGCCGAATACGCACAGATGGACGTGGCGATCCTGTCGACTTTGAGGCCCGGCAGCTCGCAGATGACGACACCCGTCTTTGCGCTGCACGCAACCCACTGGAGGCCCATGTCAGGCGTACGACGGATAGGCCGTCACCGTGAGTAGGGCAGCCGTAGCCGTCGCAGCCGAGAAGGCGATGACGTTGGCGCCGGGGTCAAAGTTGAACCAGCCGCGTGACGTGACCCACCCGTTACGGGAAGCCGTACCGTTCGCCAACACCGTGCGGGCCTCCATGTCCACGTCCACCCACTCGCCCAAAGCGAGGCTCATGGAGGATGCGAACGTGAGCGTCGCGCCGCTACCGACGTGTGTGACTACGGGGGCCACGACTGGGCCGTCGATGCGTAGGAGCATCCGGCCCGCAATGTTGCCAGGGTTCGTGAGCGACACATGGCCCGCGACCACGGTCGACGGGATGCTCCATGGGATCGACCACGGGATCGACCAACCACCGCTGACGACAGGGAGGCCCGTCGAGGACACGAGCGCGGTGGTCACCTTGCGCGGGTCGGCGGCAACCAGTTGAATCGACCACTTGGCGATCGACGCGGTAAGCCACTGAATCAACACGTCACCGTCGCGGCGCACGGTCATCGTTCGAGTGGTGGTTCCCTCTGCGACCGTGAGAGTGGTGTCCTCGAGCGTCGTTGCCGCCGTCAGCGCATCAACGGCCGCCGCCAGTAGTTCAATCGTGGGGGCGTTGATTTTCCCGCCCAGCGCCAACGAGCGCGGATTGAGCGTTGCCGGACCCGCCCAACCACCTACGGCGCCAGGCCGTTTGACGACCGCAATATCGGAGGCTGGGCTGCCCCATCCGTCGAACGACTCCACCATGAACCGCGTGCCGTTCGCCATGGTCGCCGTCAAGTCAAACGTGCCAAGCGTGATGACGAGTTCCGGTTGACGGCTCATGGCTTAGGCCCCCAAGAGTTGTTCGCGGCGAGCAATCTCGACAGCCATCTTCGCGGGCGAGGACGCTTCGTAGAAATGGTAGTGCTTGACGACGTTCGGCCCGTATCCTGGCGAACCGGACGACGAGGCGGACACGCCGATCCCTCCGCCGTTCGCATATCCTCGGACGCTTCGCACCCAGGACGCCATGCCCGCGAACCCGCCCGCACGACCCACCGTGTACGCGTCCACCATGTACTCGCCGTTGGATGCGGCCACGAGTACAGAGTCGGAGCGTGGCCCACCGGGACCTACGATTGGGCCGCCGTCAGCGTAGAGGAGTGCCCCCGTGGATGTGCGGTATGACCCGTTCGCGAGCGCCGTCAATTTCCCGTACACCGGACCAAGGTCGATCGTGGGGGTGATAACCGGCTGTCGGTACGACTCGACCTGGGCCGTGAACTCCTCAACGGCCGCGGTGCCCTGTTGACCCCACAACGTCACGACCTGGGCGAACTCCGCGTCCGTCATGGACGCGAGAAGCGCCACTTGAGCGGCGCCCTCTGGGCCGAGTTGGATCAGTTCGTCGATCATGGCGTTCGCGGCCTCGGTCATGGCGCCAGCCATGCCGTCACGGGCTCGCTGCGTCAGTGCGACGACGTTCGTTTCCCAGTTGGCTTGCGCATCGACCTGGGCCTGCAGTTGGGCGATGTAGTCGTCCGCCGACACCGATACGCCGTCGTAGAAGGTTTCCCAAGAGTCGTCCGCTGACTCGGTGGCGTCTGCCGTGGATTGCGCGAACGCTTGGTTCGACGCGATCACATTGTCGTAGGCGCCTTGCAGGTCAATGAAACTTGCGTCCGCGTCGCCAACGGTGGCGAGCCATTTGTCGAACGCTTGTGTCGTCGATTCAATCGCAGCCGCCGCATCGGCCTGTGCGGCTGCGGTCTCCCCGGATGCTTCGGTGACACGCACCCAACTGTCCGCCGAAGCATCAAGTTCCGTGTTCAACGAACCCACGGTGGCTACAAGCGGTAGCACCGTCCGATTTCCGAGCCCACCCTCGTCGATCGCAGCCTTGATTTGTTCAATGGCGTCAGCACTCCCAAGGGCGGCCTCCGTCACCACATCAAGGGACAACCCCAACTCTTGTGCAACCTCAAGGGCGCCGGACTCCTCAAGCCGTTGCACCACAAGAGCACGGGTCGCGTCGGTGATCGCGCCAGTCTGCTTGTCCAGCGATTCGGTGAGCGAATCGACGCGGGCTTCCGCTTCCGCGTTGGAGCCACCGAAGAGGGACATGGCTGCCGAGACAAGCCCGACAACGCCGAGGAGTCCACCGAACCCAATGGTCGCAAACTTGGTTACCGTGCCCATGCGGGAAAGGGCTGCCGACGCCGCTGGGGCCGTTGTAGCCAACGACGCGAGTCCTGCCTGTACTTGCATGATGCGGGGGAAGACGAGCAGGAACCCGCCGCCAAGGAGGGCGAGGATGCCGACGAGCCCACCGCCCGCCGCGATGATGGCTTGAATGGGGGCAGGCAGGTTCCCGAACCACTCGGCCAGGTCGGCCACCCGGTCAGCCGTCCACGCCAGGATGGGAAGCAGCATTTGGCCGAGCGTGATCGCGGCGTCACTGATCGCGTTGCGTGCCATCTGGATCTTCGACTCCGCTGTCGCGTACCGTTTCTGTGCCTCAGCGACGAGGGCGTTATTTTCCTCCCACGCTGCGGTCCCCATTTCGAGCGAGTTGCGCAACAGGTCGCCAGCGTTCGCCGTCGACAGAAGGGCTCGCACGGTACGGGCGTCAACTTGCCCCAACTGGTCGAGGGTGGTGAACACACTCCCGCCCGCTGCGTTGATGCGCCCCAACCCTTCAACGAACGATGCGATCGCGCCACCCGGATCGTCCTTGAACGCACGAGTGAACTCGGCCGCCGTCATGCCCGCCGTCTCGGCGAACAGATCCAACTTGGCGCCACCCTCATCGACGGCTTGCGCAATGTCGATCATGACCTTCGAGATCGCGGTGCCACCAGCCTCGGCGTCGATACCCACCGACGCGAGGGCGTTCGCAAGACCGAGGACTTGCGCCTCGGTGAGTCCGACGATCTTGGCTGCACCAGCGATCCGTTGCGCCATGAGGATGATGTCGCGCTCCGTCGACGCCCCATTGTTACCAAGGGCCACGAGGGCAGCGCCCAAGCGGTCCACGTCCTCGGGTGCGGTTTGCATGACGTTCATCAATTGGGCGATCGCCGTGGCCGCTTCATCCGCCGACAGGTTGGTCGTGTTGCCAAGGTCGATCATGACCTTCGTAAACGCCGCCACGTCGTCAATGCCGACGCCCAACTGGCCTGCGGCCTCCGCGACAGCGGCGATCTCCGTCGTCGACGCTGGCATGTCGAGCGCCATCTGACGCAAGTCACCTTCAAGCCGTTCCAACTGCTCGGCCGTACCGTCATCAACCGTCTTGAGAACACCCGTCCACGCCGACTCCCAGTTCATCGCGGCCCGCGCGGACAACCCGAGGGCGGCAACCGTGGCGACACCGAACGCCGTCAACGCCATTCCGGCCGTCTGCCACGACTCCTGATTCTTGAGAGCGTGCTGGCCCAACTTGTCGGCCGCGGTCGACGCTTCACCCATCTTGCGCTTGAAGTCGTCAATCTCGGCCCGGAGTCGGACAATGATCGACCTCTCGGTCATCGTCCACCTCCGTCACTATTGGGTTGGCATGTCCGGGCGTTTCGTTTTGCGTTCGTCTTCGACGAACAGGCGCGTACCGGGCGGCGGTTTCGGATTCTCTTCTTGCCACTGCTCGACCGCCATTTGGGCGTAATCGACCTGTGGCGCCACCGTGTAGTGACCGTCCGCGTTCTCGTCAAGAACTTCACGCCACGGAAACCCGTGCGGGCTCATCGCGGCTTCGTAAAGGAGGAAAGCTTCCATGAGGGCGCGATCCCTGTCGGACGCCTTCTCGTATTCGGAGGGCATTAGCCCCCATGCCCGCGCAGCCTTGAGGGAGAGGACTAGTCCTGGTCGCTCTTCGAGCTCGCGGGCAACGTAGGGCGGGGAATGGCGACCGTCCCGTTGGTCAAGTTGTTGGCCTTGAGGATGAGGAGGTTGAATTGTGCTTCACCGTGAGGACGTGCCCGAAGGGCTCGCAACTGCTCGACCGTCGGGCCGGGCAGCACCCGCCCATCCGAGAGGGTGATCGACTCTGCGGATGCGGCAACCCACGCGAGGTTCCGTTCCAGATCCATTGCGGTAGACGTTTTCCGCCACTCCGCGAGTCGTTTCTCGTACGCCTTCAGGGCACTCTCGGGGGCGTTCGGGGGAAGCGTCCTTGGCGCCGGTGCATCCGCGAACTTGTCGCGAATCGCGTCCCGATCGTCAGCCACGACAGGTCGAAGCGTGAAGATGACCTTGCCTGCGTCAAACTGTGTGGCGAGGGCTTCCATTTCGGCGACGATTGCCGCAACGGGATCTGTGTCACCGACCGACCGTTCCCCGCCCGTAGCGCGGGCCGCCTTCTCGGCTTCTTTGAGTTGTTCGTCCAATTCGGCGGCACGGTCCATGAGGGCCGCATCGTTGTAGATCGTCACATGGTCACGGTGCATGGTGCCGGTCGCCAACCAAGTGTCGAAGTCTTCGGCAGAAGGCTGGGCGGGCACCTCTTCGAATAGCGGTTCGGACATGGCAATACCTCCACGGGTTCTAGGGGTCCACGGGTGTGGGCAAACTCCCTCCGCCGCCTACCCGTGGAAGCGGCGGCGGAGGGAGACTTAGTGTGGCTAGGAGGCGACGATGACCTTGTTGAGGGCGGCGTTCTGGATCGCAAGAGGAATCTCGCGCTTCACGTAGCCCTTCATGTCGACCCGCTTCGGGTCATCGGTGATGGCCTCGAAGTAGGAGTATTCGTCGCCCGTCGCCATTGCGGCGGTGGACAACTTGTACGACTCGCGCTCCACAAGATGCACGGTCGTGCCCTTGGTCTTGAGCGCGGCGAAGGTTGCGTCACCCGTGACGTCCGGCAGCCCCGTCGAGTCGACGTAGTACCGAAAGAGGGTGATGCTGCCTTCGTAGTTGGAGGCGTCGAGGGCTTGGAAGTTGCCCGCCACGGCGAGAGACTTCTCGTCGATCGTGCTTGAGCCCGTGGGTCCAAGTTTGTAGTTCGAGAACAGGACCCAACTCGAGATGTCGGTACCAGCCGCAATCTCGGCAGCGGTGATGGCGTCAGGGTCAGCGGGCGCCGATGCAAGCATGGTGAGCTTGATGTGGCCATCGGCCAGGGATTTCACTACGGCCATTGGGGTTCACTCCTTCTTGGTTGGTCCCCGTAGGCCGGGGGCTCTGGGTTTTCCGCGAGCGGTTGCTCGTCGGCCACGAGTTCCCCGAGCAACCGCTTACGTTGCACAGGGTTAGGTTGGGTTGGCAGGTCAGGGCCAACAGGGTCCGCTGTGGGGCGAAGCACGTCGGGGAAGAGTTCGAGCCATGCTTCGTTGGGCACGGTTTGCCAATCGGCGGTGATCCGGTTGTAGACGAGGAGGGGCATGGTGGCTCCTAGGTCGCCGGGGTTGCGGTGTAGTGGTACGTGTCCACCGAGTAGACGGGGTTGCCGGTGACGGGCAGGGTGACTGTGCGATCGACGGCGAGGACGCCCGATGCGGTGCGTTTCATGAAGGTGCGCCATCCGGTGATGGTGGGCGACTTCTTGTGAAGCGCCGCGTAGAGGTGTTCTTGTGCCCACCGCGCCTGGTCGGCGTCACCACCGACTGCAGTCACTTGCACGTAGTCCGCAAGATCGACCGCGACACCGGAGACGGCTTGCTGGTCTTCGTCCGCGCGCAACGTGGGCGCCGTGAGAAACCAGTACGGGACCACGGCGTCGTCGGGAACCTCGGCGTCATATCCGGGGAACGTGGCCGTCTTGCCGAGGGCGATGATCGCGGCAATGTGGGCGCGCATCAGATCACCTCTTCGGTGAGGGCTTCAAGCGCGGCCAGGAAGTTGGGCTCTTCGGCGTCGAGCGCAAGTTGCGGATCGGGAACCGTGCCACCACCGCGCGAGCCGCCGAAGTAGGCGATGTTCGCCAAGTTGCCCGGCGATCCAGGCTCTGCGGAGGGTCCAATCTCGGCCGTGATGCCGTCGTTGTCGTCGATGAGGTCGTAGGCGATCGTCGAGGTAATGCCCTTGAAGGATCGCGAACTCCCCATCTCGGTGCGCAGTTGGCCCTTGATATTGAGCGCCCCCTTGGATGTCACCTTGCGAACGCCGACGGCAACGCGCGCGGGCGCGGCGTGAAGGTCTGCCGTCAACTCGCGCAGGCCGGCCACCTCGAAGGCAAGCCCGCCGGACATCAGGAGGTCACCTGATCCACGAGGAGTCGTTGCGACGTCTGGTTCGTCTTCTCATGCAAGGCCGCGATGCGGTACGCGTTGCCGACCAGGCTCGCGTTCGTGGCGGAGGTGAGCACATCGGCCACGTCATCGACAGCGATCCCGGTAGCGGTCACGGGAAGATGCAGGGCGGTGCGTTGCACCGTCAACTGCTGACCGCCCGCGACGGGGGTCTCCTCGAAGGGTTGATATGACTGGACGCGACACTTCACGGTCGCGAGAATCGTCGTATACGTCGGAGGCTTGACGCCTGTCGTCTCGTTGACGGCGCCCCAGCCCGTGACGCGTCGGATGCGCACCGTGTCTGTCATCATGCGCTCGGCGGCGCGGCGGCCAGCCTGGGCGGCCGATGCGGCACTCACTAGAGCGTCCACTCGCCGTCGACGTCACGCAACCCGGACGGCGCGATCGTAAACGCACCCTCCGGCGAGGCGGGCGAGATTGACGCCCACTCTTCGTCCGTGAGAAACAGCTCGCCCTTCGCGGCTTCCGGGTTGAGGCCGTACGAGTAGTCGTCGACCCGTTCGTCCTTCTTGCCGTCCGGGTTCTTGATCTTGCGGAGAACGGCCTGGCATTCGACCATCACGACGTCAGCCGTAGTGACGTCGCCTGCGGTAATTGACGCCGCCAGGTCGGGCACGCGGCGCAGGATAAGGCGCTCAACGTCAGCGATCCAGGCGTTGACTTGAGAAACCTCCGCAGTGTCAGAGATGGTGCGGCCAAGACGTGTAGACACGTCAGTGAGAACGGCATACGTCATGACCGCACCATCCCTTCTGCGCTAGTTGGACCTAGGAGGTTTCGCTGTACTTCACGAACGCCGAGGTGTCGTTCACGAGCCAGCCGTACTCGGCTTCTGCGAGGATCGCGACGAGGTTGTTCTCCCACAGGGAAACCAGTTCGCCGTCGATCGTCACGGTCGCCTCGGTCGAGACGTCGTAGGTGATGCCACCCACGGAGCCCCACACGGCCTGACGCCAGTCGCCACCGAAGCCGACGACACCGGCACCATCGGCAACACCCTCGCCAATGAACGCGGGACGGCCGATGAGCTTGCCGGGGGTCACAACGGAGGTCGTGTTCTCCAGCGGCGTGCCCACGAAGAGCGGGCGGCCGTTGGTGTCAACCGAGTTGAGGAACGTCGGCTCCGCAACGTCGTCGAAAGCAAAGCCCGTGAGCTTCTTGCCGTCGTTGACGAGCAGCGACAGGCCGCTCACGATGTCGGCGTAGGCGCCACCGGCCGAGACTGCGGCCGTGCCGAAACTGACCGACTTGGTGGTCGCCGCGATGTAGTTCGACGCCCCAAAGGGCGTGGACGTCCCGTGAAGGGTCGCCGCGTCGAACGCGATCGCGAACGCCTCGCCGACGTCCTGCTTGACGTCGTTCATGTAGTTGCCAGGGTTGGCGCGCACGACCTCCTTGGAAACCACGATGATGGTCGCGATCTTCTTGGGGGAGATGGTCTTGAGGGCCTTGCCCCCGGAGCTGGCCGTCTTCTGTGCGCCTTCACCCACCCATGTGGCGGTGGGCTTGGAGGTCGTGTAGGGGATGGATTCGCCGTTGATGCCGAGGGGCACCTTGCGGCAAAGTTGCTGCACGACCGAGTTCTGGCGGGCCACCGCGAAGTACGGGGCCGCCTCGTTGGCGGGCAGGAACCCAGCGAAGTCGCTGAGCTTGGTTGCGGCGCTAATCGCCATGATGTGTCTCCTTGACTAGGAGCGACGAATGCCCAACTTGGCCTCAAGGGCCTGTTGGAGTCCGTCGCCGTTCAATGCGGCAGGCGCTGACGTGGCCCCTTGCGAGCCATCGGGCGCGATCTTCTTGGTGCCGTCTTGCACGGCGAGGTGGGGCTTGCGGGTGAGCAGATCGGTGATCGCGTCCGCAATGTCTTGGGCGTCGACGTTGCCGTCTTCGTCCACGTCGAACTTGTCGAGGTCGATGAACGCGAGCGCGTCCGTCGGGTCGGCCAACTTGCCTGCAGCGGCGGCACGGAGTTCCGCACCGACGACGCGACGGTTCGCCTTCGCTACCCGTTCGCGCTGTTCGGCGATGGCCTTCTTCTCGGCCTCCGTCGTCGCGGTCGCATCCTTGACCTTCTCCTCGGCGGCGATGCGCTTGGCACGTTCCGCCTTGAGTTGCGCCTTCATCGCGTCGAGGGCTTTCTTGCCTGGGTCACCGAGTGCGTCAGCACCGTCAGGATCGGCGTCCCCGTCAACCTCGTCGACCTCACCTTCGGGAGCGTCGGGAATGAGCGGGTTCTTCGATGCCATGTCAGCGGGCGTGGGGGTAGCCATGATGTTCCTCCTTGGTTCTCGCGTTGCGCGAGTTGAGCCCACCCCTTGCGGGCGGGACGAATGTGGGGCTAGACGATCCAACCGAAGTCGCGGAGCATTTGGTCCGCACGCTCCTTCGTGGGTGCTACCCGATAGATCGTTTCTGGCATGAGCCGCGGTGACGTGAGTTGCCGCCAAGTGCTACCCTCGGCGGGAAGCGTGGAGAGCGCCCGAACCTGGCTCATCTGCCGGTAGGCGTACCCGCGCCGAGTGACGCCCTCCGTCGTGTACTTGACGTTCCGCCCGTAGACTTGAGCGGTTCGCACACCACCCGATTGACGGTAGGCGTTGATGAGTTGGTACGGATCCGCACCGTCATTCCAGGCTTGCGCGTTCGCCTTCGACCCGAGGGCCTTCCGTAGATCGTCAGGGCTCAGGCTATTCAAGTAGTCGGCGGGACTAGTGGTCAGATCCCCGGCGACGTTCTCGCTCGCGGGTACGTGACGGCAATCGCAGCCGGGGTGACGTGCGAAGCCTTGGTTGAACTTGTAGTGCTTCCCGCCGAGAATGACACACCGACCACATGACGGTGGGGTGAGCATCCGAACCCAACCCGTGACGGGTCGAGAGAAGGATGCTAGCCCTTCGGCACCGCGACCCGTGTCAGAGAACATGGTGCCGAGCGCGAGGGATAGAAACTGGCCTCCACTTGCTCGGGCTGCTGCGGGTGTCAACCCTTCCGCGACACGCGCCTTCGTTTGAATGACTGCTTGGTAGGCGAGCGTGTCGGTCGGCAAACCGTCGCCCGCAACGCCGACAAAAGTGGTTGGGGCCACCTCGAATCGGGGAGCGGCTCGTGCGGTACGGGTTTGCCCCGTCTCCTCAAGGACGGCAGGAATGTAGGCGATCGCGTTGGTGGTGATTCGTTCCTGTGCCGTATCGAGGACCGCAAGCAACTGTGGTTCGATGAGCGCGTACCCGGCATCGAAGTCGTCACCGACACGACGCCACAGCCGGAGGGCCGCCGAGATTGCCGCCGCCGCTTCCCGTCGTTGCGTAGCCGCATACGTGACCGCGGTTGACGGCAACTCTTGAAGCGCCACCGTTTACAGTCCAGGAAGTGCGGGCTGCATACTCGCGGCGTCACGAGCGGCCCGAGCGACCCCCGTAGCTGCATCCTTCTGCATCGTGGCCGCAAGGTACGGGTCAATCGCCTCCGAGGCCCGCAACTCCTTGGCCCGCGCAATCTTCGGCGGCGACCAACCTAGTTCCTCCCACGCCATCTCGGCAGGCAGAAGAGAACGACCCGACGGGTCCGTGGCCGCGTACTGCTTCACGACTGCATCGACACGCGAGGCGTAGGTGGGCGTGCCTGCGTCATACCACAGGCACTCCATGCCCGTCATGTCGGCTGCGGCGTCACCGTCGCGAATCTTGAGGGCGATCTTCAAGACCGACTTGCGCGAGTTACCAAGGGCCACCTGATCGCGCTCCACGGACTTCACGAACCGCGACTCACGCGAACGGATCGCGTCAGCCGATGCGGCCTCGTTCGCGGTGAGTCCGAAGTAGTCCGGGGGAAGACCAGAGACGCCGGACGCCATCTTCGCGTAGAGTGTCATCATGGTCTCGAAGTTCGACATGCTGGAGGCGTCGAGTTGGCCCACCTTCGCATCCTTGTTGCCACTCGCCCAGATAGCGCCGAAGTACGACGCCCAGACGGGCAACTGCGCGCCGTCCTTGTCAACGAAGTCGCCCTTGGACGCGCCCACGACCCACCGTTGCGGAACGGCGTGCGTCTCCTGCGCGATCTGTGCGTTCGTCAAGTTGCGGGCCGCTGCATCCGTCAGCGGGATCACGTCATCCATCGCTGACGTGCCCTGCAGGGGGGTCGTGATCATCCAGGCCGGAATGGTGGAACGGCGGGCACGGAACGACGGCACTACGGGCACTACGCCCAGGTCATGCTGGTTGCGGTCGCCGTCGAGCGCCCACTGACCCTGCTCGTCATAGGCGAGCCACGTCGTCGAGTTCGGCAGGTACAACGTCGCGCGGGTGTCGCGCCCATCCTTAGGGTCGTAAAGCCGCAACGCAGAGAGGAGTTTGCCGCTTCGTGCATCCCGATCGGTGATGATCTGCCGGGGCGACTCGACGGTGATGAGCGGATGCGCCGCGTCCTGCTCGTTCACGCCGATGCAGTGATACGAGCGCCCGTAGAGTTGGTAGTCGAGACGGGCCATGAGGTCGAGTTCGTCGAGGTCGTTCGCCTGCCACAGGTCCCACAGTTCGGCGTCGCCCGTGTCGGAATCCCGCGACATGCGGAACCCCTTGACGTCGAGGCGGTCGGCGCGGGCATCGACAACGACGCGCGGCCAGTTCGTGATGACCGTGAACCGGGTCAAGTTCGGCGGGATCGCCAAGCCCAACTGCTCAAGGTACTGCTGGCCCGCGTAGTAGCGGTCGGCAAGATCGAACACGGGGCGAGCGTTCTCAAGTTCGATCTTGAGACGATCAAACGTGGCCTGGTCATCCGTGGAGAGCAACGGCATGAGGGCTCCTATCGGAAGACGATAATCCGGTTGTCTTTGGCGTCAAGTGAACCGTCGGCACGGGCGTCGGCAAGGGCTTCATGGGCGAGTACGTCGGCCATGAGAAGGTCGATCTTCTGGTTCTCGGAAGGCTTCCCGAGGATGTATTTGTCGCCAGGCTTGGCGACCTTCCGGGCGGCGAGGGCGTGAAGTTTCACGGTCGAGTCATCGTCATGGACGGTGAGGCGTTCGGCGGTGTCCTCTAGGAAGCGGGATAGGGCTTCGAACATGCGGGCGATCTGATTCGTGGGCCACAGGACTACAACCTCTTCGCCGTACATGGTCGCCCACTGATCGGCCTGCGTTTCCCAATGACGCGGGTCGATGTAGGCGCGGGTCACGGTGAACTTGGCGAAGATTTCCTGCATCGCCGAATCCACTTCTCCGCGCGGGATGCGACCGTCCGGCCACTCCGCGGGGTCCCAATACGCGGGCCGCTTGTCGGGTCCGTATGTCGGAGTGAACCTGTGACCGTCCGCCGTCTCGCAACGGATCGCTGTCCAGTCACCCGAACGAGAACCGTCAAACCCGAGACCGATACGCAGGTCTGTTGACGGCTCAGTCTCGAGCGACCCATCCCACAACACCTCCGGCATATAGGCGCCGAGACCCTGCACGAGACGATTGCCGAAGAAGCGCTCGGCCTGCGCCGGGTCCGTTTCCAGGAGTTCGGCCGCCTCAGCCTCGATCGAGTTGAGGTCAACCCACGGGGCGCCCGCGTAGACGTACTGGTGGATCTGATGACGCTCGCGCTTGTTCTTGTAGGACAGGTTGGCGGGCGGCATCCGGTAGAACTCGAAGATGTCGGGACGCCGGGATGCGTGCGTGCGTTGCGCGTAGGAGTCCTCCATGGGGTCCCACGCGTTCGTAAGCCCGATCGCGCGGCCACCCATGCCGGCAAGGTTGCGGGACATCGTTTGGGCGACCCTGAGGAGCCGGTTCTGCTTCGTGTAGAGGCCCGTCTCGGTCATGACGGCACCATTGATCGGGGCGCCAAGTTTCGAGTTCGCCGCCGCCGTTACGGTGTCGATGCGACCCTCATTCGGAAGGCGCATGAACCCTTCACGGACAGAGATTCGTTCACCCAACGGGCCACGATTCACCATGGCTTGCAGCGGGCGATACGTGTTGTCCACCTGATCCTGCGACGTCGCGAGCATCTGGAACAGCGTCGTCGGTCGCATGAGGCCCATCGGCTCGCCAGGCTCGTACGCGAACTCGAAACCGCAACCGCACCCGTCATCCTCGCAACGGAAGACCTCGCCGCCATTCGCCCAACCCCCGAAGAGGCACGGACCGACAGCCTCGAACGCCACAACCGCCGCGGCGAACGGGTCCTTGCCCAACTTCTGCGGACCGACGATCTGCGAACGACGGTAGTGAAACGCGTCCGCCAGAATCGGACGCTCAGGGTTGAACGTCAGCCCCGGCTTCACCCGGTAATGGTTGACCGCACACCACAGTTGCCAACCCTCAAGGCGAAACGGCTTCCCGAGGTCGAACCCGTCAGGGACGACACAATGGGACTCGATCCAATCCGCCGCCAAGAAACCTAGGCTGGGAAAGTCGACAATCCACTCATCGTCCATCGGACGGAACGACCTTGAGCCGACTCCTCGACGACACGGGAGCCGCCTCAACCTCGGCGCGCTTACCGCCCAGCTCGTCGACCACGACCTGATACCCGGCCTCGATCAGCCCAGCGTTCGAGAACATGATGCGATCCTCGAGCCGGAACTTCGCCGCCCATAGGCCCGTTGGCGCATCGTCCAACTCAAGCGCGGCCTTGACTCGACACCACTCGGCAACCGACGGCATCCGCCACGACTCCTGCGGGGCAAGCCACGCAACGGCCTGCGGGGTACGCCACGCCCACTCCCAATGAGCCAACTCGCGCTCACGGAACTCGGCCGTCAGTACCTCGTCGAAGACTTGGTAACGCTTCTTGTCCTCGGACTCCCACCGATAGCGTGACATCTTCGGCAGAGGAAACGTCGGCATCTCGCCCAAGTAACCTTCGGCAGGCAGCGGACGCAACGACAGTCCGCGACGATCCGACCGACCCGACTTCGGATCAGGTGCAGGACCCGAACGATTCCGCGCACCGCCCGCGGTCATAGTGCCCTCGTCTCACACTCGAACGTCAGCACGACGAATCCGAGGCCCGTCTCGCGCGTGTTGACTAGTCGCGGCGGCTCATTCATCGTGCGCTTCCGACCGGCAGCCAGCTCCTCCATCGACTTCGCGGCCTCGACACGAACCTCCTGCACGCGATCCGGGCGCGAAGGGAACGTGCGCGCGATGTCATCGAGAACCGTCACGTCACACGTCAGGCGAGTAGACGCCATGACTCCTCCTAGCCGCATTGCGCGGGATCGTGGGACCGCGTTGCACGGTCACCAGGTATTACGAAACGGGATGTTGCCTAAATTGAACCCTCCGCGCCACCGAGCGCCC